TTTGCCCAGCCTAGATAGGTATCGACCACCGGGTCATCCAACTCATAGCCCGCCTCGGTCAGCACATCGGTTGAGTACTCGTCGGGCGCTTTGTGCTTTCCCTGAGAGAATTTCTTTTGCAGTTCGTCATAGCTTTTCGCTAGGTCTTCCGGCTTGGCGAACTTCTCGTCAAGCCACGCTGGTCGTTCCTCTTTTGGCGGCTTCTCATCCTCGACGCGGTGCGGCATTGCCTCATCTGCGACCTCACTTTCTGGCTCAGAACTTGACACACCATCCATAAGGCTTGCTGGTTCCGGCGCTTCAGTCTCGGCCACTGTTTGACCTTCATCATTTAACGTCATCAGCTCTTTTCACTCGCTTTAAAATATCTTCAATGACTGACTTCTGCCCCTCACGGGCATAGGCGTACGGTTCAGCCAGCCCCGGCACCCAACAAGGTGGGTCGCAATAAACCGTATGTAGATTTTCCAAGACCTTTTTGCCGGTCGGGCTGGAAAACGTGCGCTTGAAGGCCAGGTCCAAGTCACGCATTACATCAAGGTTTTCTAGTTTTATTGGTGCTGGTTCAGCGTCAAGGCCATCCCAGCCTGGTGAATTGATAGAGTGTAGTATTTTTCTGGCGTTGTTCATACAGGTGCCTCAGTTGGCGGTGCCCCGCCCATCTCTTGCTCTGCCATCATGGCGGCAGCTTCTGCCATTTGCGCTTGCATTTCGGCGCGTTCTTCTAAGGTGGTGCGTAGGTCAGCGGGGATGCCAAGCTGGTCGGCAATGTAATCGCCAACAGCATCCATTTTGATGAGTGTCTGGCCGACCGGGCCTAGTGCTTGCGAAATCTGCATGAACTGCATAATCTCACCCAGCCGCTCGGCATTGTTGGCCATAGCCAAGGGCGATTGTGGAACGACCGTCACCTCTAGGCCGTTTACCTTAAGGGGCAGTTCAATCATCCCCATCTCGTCCATCAATTCTAGCGACCGGCGCACGATTGGAAACATTGTCTCCGAAATCAAACGACCAAACGCGGATCCGAGGTTCTGGGAAAGTTCAGATAGCTTGGCGTTTATTTCAGTGGCCGAACGGGCCGACATATTCTCAGGCGTCAGGCTCTCATCAAGCAGGGCCTTCTTAATATTGGTTCTCAGGTCATTGGCCACAATCTGGGACAGGTTCGCATCACCGGAACGGGGCAGGGGCGTCAGGCTTGGACCGCGTGGGCCACCGTTACTTGACACGCCTATGACCGCACCCGGCACAATGGAGATTGTTTGCGGATTAAGCACACCGTCATCCACCGCCGTAAACACGCCGCCGATACTTATGCTGGCATTCTTGAGCGTGAGTTCAACGACCTTGTTCAAGGTGCGAATGTCGGCCAAGGCGTACAATACCGGGCCTCTCCCATACCGCTCGTTTGACGCCTTCATGTATCTGGAAATCACCCACGGCCATGATTTGAGGTCACGATGCACCAGCTTGTCATCACCCTCGGCAGTGACCAAGCAATAGTACATCTGGCCATCGATGGTGTAGGTGGCCTCAATGAGGCTAACCTTCTTGGTCGGGTCTTCGGCGGCATCGTCAATCATCCGCTGTGGAATGTTGGCGTCAGGCCATTCGCGTTGGATTACATTGAACGGTCGGTTCAGCTTGCGATAGACCGTATCCGGCACCCCGTTGGGGCCTTCGTCGAAACAGATATGATAAGAGGGCACAGCCGTGTAACGTATGGGCGTCAGAGTATCACCGGGTTGTATCAGCATCACCGAGGTGCCGACCGCAAGGTCAAGCAAGAACTCGCCCATCGCCAGGTCAAAGCCTGATTGCATCATCACGGCAAACATCTTCTCGGTGTAGAAGTCTAGGACTTGCTGGGCCTCAATCTTCTGCTCTTCGGGAATGTCGTTGCCCGGTTGCAAACGGCACCAAGGACGTTGCGGGGGAAACAGCGAGGACTGTATGCGGTTCGCAAATCTGGCGGTCGAGTGAATAGCAGTTGAGTCAAAGACACGGCGCATCTTGTTTTGCCCAGGCGTGCCGCTTTCAGCATAACCATCGTAGAGGTTTCTCATGGGCAGGGCAAATTCATACGCCTCTTCGTAGATGCTGCGCCACTCTTCTTTGTGAGCGTTGCAACGGGCGTACCGCTTCTTAATGTCCTCGACCGAGAGTACCATTACTTACCCTTTTTTACCTTCTTTGTCGGCTTTTTGGGCGGCTTTTTTTGACCGTACATCGTCTTTCACCTTTGTGTGCTTGGGGTTTCGTCGGTAGGTTTTCATCACTACCCTCGCGGGTTCCGGCCAGCGCCTAGAATGCGGGAGAGGACTTGCCGACCGGGGCCGGCATCACCAGGTGCCACGTCTTGGGCCATCAACATACGCCGCCCGCCGGTGCGCTTGGACCGCTTGCGGCCCTGTATCTTGCGCTGTTCCGCTGCCTCTTGGCGTTCTGCTACCGCTTCTTGCCGAGAAATGGTGTCATCAGCATCGGTTTCAGCCACCGTGGGGGTGGGTGGTGGTGCCTTGCTACTGAATATACCGACCATTAAACAACCTCCCGTACATGTAGTAGTCCGCACCGTCCGGCCCGTAAGACCTCATGGTGCCTTCGCGCTGAAAATAACAGCGTTCTGCCCATAGACAAGCGGTAGCATTTGCTGAGTGTACACTAAATTGTAGTCTTTTTATCTTCATTTGCTTAGAAACGTGGTTAAAAAAGGCCAATGAACCACGATGCAGGGGCACAACCTTGCGCCCAATGTCCTTGCTGGGGATAAGCCACGCCTCACAAACACCCGGCCAAAGCTGCCACACGCCAAACATGGCAGAGATACCATCACGGTCCAAGACAGAGAACGCCAAGCCAGCGTTTGCGTAGGTTTCCAAGTACTGCTTGTAGTCCGCAAACAGTTCAATATTGGCGGCGTCGAACTCGTTTAGTTCGCACATATCCAAATGATGGGGATACCAGCGGACCACACGGTTATCCCGTTGCATCCGCATAACCTCGTTAAGTTCAGCTATTGAAAACGTCAAAGTCTAACACCTTTGCTTGCTTGAAAGACCCGCCGGTCGGCATCGGGCGTTTCGTCATGATTTTATGCTCAGAACCCAAGAGACAATAGCCCGCCGCATCGCCAACGTGTGAATGCTCATTTTTGTTTGGAGCGTCCCGAAACCGCTCTTGCCCCGCGCCAATTGACACACGCCGGAAGTGATACCCGCCGCTCAGAGACTTGCGTGTGCGTATGCACTTGCGGTCAACCAGCAAACCCGGCTTGCCATCGATTAGTCTGCCCATCGGCATGGCCAAGGCCTCGCGCCTTGTCTTGAAATCGTTGGTCGCGGTAGGCTGGGCCAAGATGCCGTGCGTCTTGAGGTGGTCAAAAGACGTTGTCTCAAAGATTTGGTCGCGCTGCATACCCGCCGGGTCACCCCACACCAAAGTGCTGTAGCCAGGGAAACGCGAAGAAAGGTCAGCCTTGAGGCTTGAGCAAAACCGTTCCAAGCCCATCTCAAACGTCACCAACTCATGCAGGATATGCCACCGGCCATTCTTCAATCTCTGAGCAAATACCGCCGCCGGGGTCAAACCAAAGTCTAGGCCAACGTGAACCGGCAGTGACGGGTCGGGCTCCAAGTCAGCGGTCATCAAGTTGTCATTGAACTCAGGCCAAACCGCCCGCCCTTCCTGCACAAACGTGTACTTGCCCTCAGCATAGCACTGTATCCAATCCAACCGCTTGCCGCCCAGCAATTGCTCATAGTACCCGTCAGGCAAGTTGCCCAAGTTCTCGGCTTTGGGATTGGTCTGCCACCACTTGCCAGCTTGGAACATAAACCCCTTGGCTTCCGGCATATCATCAGGCAATTCCTCTAAGGGCACCTCAAACACGCCACCCGGCTGCTTAAAGAAATCCCAACGAAACTTGCCCCCAGGCTTTTCCTTTTCGCCCAAATGATAATACCAATGGTCGCTGTCCATCGGGTTCGTATCCAAGATAACGCCCCGCCAGGTCGCACCGCCGTCAGCCTTTGTTGGGTATCTGCCAACCCTATGCGTCAGGCCATCGACAATCGATTTTGGCAATTCACGGCACTCGTTCACCCACGCCCCCGTTAGTTCTAGGCTGAGAAGTTTACGAACATCTTTAGGGTCATCCAACGCCAAAAAGATAACCTCCATATCAATCCCAGCGGCACCCTCTCGGCTCGGCAACTTGATGTGATGCGTAATCGGCGGGCTATGCTTAACCGCCCCAAACGTATCCTCCGGCAATAACTCCAGCCAGGTCTTCAAGGTCGTGGTCTTCAACATAGGATGCGTATTGCGGACAATCGCCCAGCGGCTGTATTTGATGCCGTCCCTGGGACTAGCCTTCTGAGCAACAGCCCGGCGAAATATCTCAGCGCAACAAGCATACGACTTGCCAGACCCAACCGGCCCCATGATGCCCCTGACAAACGCATCGCTCTTAAAGAACCTCGCCACAGTGGGCGAGGAACTGAAGTTTAACTTTAATCCGGCAACTGGCTTAACCATTGGCTGACCTATACACATATGATTGCTCGGTAATCACCCCATTTTGCGGCTTGCCGATAACACAGTTTCGAACCCAAACAGTCTTGCCGCTTTTTAATCTGCGCCAATGACCCCGCCGGTCGTGCATGCACGGTGACACGCCCACCCTAGTACCTGTCCGCGAAACATCTCGACCAGTAGGGAAAATTGAAACAACCGTCTTTTTCTGTTCATACTTCTTTGGCCTAGTTGCACGGCCAACAGGTGGCGTAATTGCCGTGAAATAATTGTTTATCCTGTCAGGGTTTAACGCGCCAAGGCTGGCAAAAATGTTCGCGCCGTCAAAATACAAATGGTTCTTTTGGTTGCATGTCTCAACAACATACGCTTGTAACGTACTTAAAGTATTAACACTCTCAGTTTCAATTAGTTTTTGCGTTGCAGGTTTCCAACTTTTTTTGTTAAACTCCTTTGACGAACCCACCATTTCCATCAATAGATGCTTGTTCTTTGCATCATTTGGATTTACGGGAGCCTCTTCACCAATACCAAGTGTTGAATTAGTCCAACGCGCCCCGTAAAACTTACGCACCGGCGTAGTATCTAACGTATTGCCGCTACGCATTAAGCGCCCACAATTCCCCCTATAAAGCGCAAGCTCCTCGCCCGCCGGGTGAAAATCAGCCTCACCAAATGGAAACAAAATATCCTCAAATCGTTGCGTCTTGCAAAACAAGTACGTGTAGCTGGGAGACCACACACAAAATGCACTCTTGCCGCTGAAAACATTCATAGGAACCAAGTAAAAAATCACACAAGCGCACAAATCATCCAAGCAATCCGCGCTAGGCAAATCAGCGTGATGACCAAACGATGCCCGGTTTAGCAAATGACGCGCATCCCTAAACCATAAATGAACCCTAGATACCCGGTTCCCATCCTCATTGTGAAAATGACTGAGCGTCGATGTGACAGGAAACGGCAACACTATGCGCTCCTTTGCCAAGTCAGGCACCTTGTCAGCATCATCCCAAACTAAACCGTCATTTGGAACCAAGAACTTTTTGCTTTTAGCCAAACAACTAAGAAGAAATGCAACGTCCTTTTTATGAAGGCCAATAAACCCCATAGCCTTTTTTTTGCTCTTGATGGCCGAGGCCAAATCTTGAAAAACACTGAAATCACTCATCCTGTTACCTCTCTAAAGTCAGCCGTTTTGCGGATTGCCGCCTCCTCAGGGCACAACTTAAATTCACCGCAAAAGTCATCGCTTCTGGTTTGTATGGACCAGCCACTGCGCTCCATTACGTGGTATGTCCTCTCAGAACTGGGAATACTCATCTCTTTGACGTCTTTGTTAGTGACGGGGCGCGTAGGCGGGTAGCGTCTGCACTCGCCATAACTGAAGTGGCCACTGTCAAGTTGGCAACACCACCAAGCGCAATATAAGCAAGTATCACTCATCTTCCTTCTCCTTCCCCGGCTCTTCCGGCATAATCATATCAATTGAAATTACAGACGGCTTATCCACCACCTTCTCGCTATCAAGCAGACCAGCACTCTTGGCCAACATCTGCATAACCCGCACCTTGTCCACCATCTCAAACTCCATAATATCCCCGTGTGCAGTCGGCGTGATTTTCACCTTCTTAATCGCCGCCTTCACATGCTCAGGAACATCCTTGAACGCACGAATACGCGCCTTGCCGTCATCATCCCACGACACAACATCAGTCAGTTTCGCAGAGGCTAGGCCAAGCAGTTCCAAGGCCAACTCATCACGGTGGTCGTAAATAATGCTCGACCCACGCAACCGCTTGGTAATCGCACCCATCGCCATCTTCGGCGGGCGAGGACCAGTGCGCCCCCGCCTCCTCGGTTTCTCAGCCATCAGAACGGTATGGAGTCGTTTAAGTCGTCGCGTGGCGCAGCCGCAGCCTCACCAATCGGCGCAGAAAACGCACCAGTGGCTCCACCACCCGCAGCAACAGCCGCTCCAGCGCCCGCACCATCGTCCTCAAACAAACGTAACCACACATCGCCGTCCTTGTTAGGCAATGGCAACACATCCAACTTTATGCTGAGAGGCTTGCCGTCCTTCTCAAACGCAGTGCCCAACCTCAACCACAACGGCTTGTCTCGACCAGGGATTTCCTTGCCCTGCACAACTCTGTATCGCTTACTCATGGAATTTCCTTTCAACGGAAAATGGGAAAATATTTCGGGAGGCCCCCCCCTATACGTGACGGGGGGCGGGGGGGGCCTAAGGGCGGTTCTCGCGCTGGCCGGACGCGCCGGTCACGCCACGCAATTATTCTGGTGTACAGGCACCAATGGAACGATTGATGTTTGTACACTACCATCTTGCAGCACCTGTGACCTTGCCTAGAATGGCGTTGATGTCTGGACCTTGTGGCTTGTGCCCTGCCTTGTTCTCAGCTTTGCGGGTAAACCATGCAAGCGATACAGGTGGCTTCTTGTCCTGACCTATGAACCATGCGGCTGTCTTCGTAGCATCCTCGATGAACGTGTCCTCGGTGTATCCCATGTTCAGCACTGCCGCTGCTATCGAGACCTGCCGGTCGTCGTATTGCCAGCGTATCCCGGTTGCTTCTTGGAAGACGGCGGCGTAGGCTGCACAGATGGCTCGACAGGCTCGTTCTGGTTGGTGTTCGTTGCGTACATGTTTTTCTTTTTTTTTCTTTTTTTCAACAAAACCATTTTTACTATTCTTATCTTTTAGTTCAATAGAATAGTTATGCATTAGCTGGGGCTTATCTTTTGACATTAGCTGCAGCTTATATTTGTTGTCATCAGATTGTGCGTTATTATTAGCTGGGGCTAATGTTTTATCAGAGTTATCCACAGGCTGTTTGCGTCCTTTTGTGAGTTGTCCTTTGGCTCCTCGGTTGGCCAGTTCTTGTGTCTTCTGTGCTTCGGCTGTGACCTCTTCCTCGGTCTTTGGCACTTTGTTTAGGACGTCCTGCAGTGTTTGTCTGGGGTCGTAGATTACCCTCCAGACTGCGCCCTTTTTACCGTATGCTCTTCGTCTATCTTCTTTGCGTATCTTTTCAATGTAGCCGTACTCGATGAGTTTCTTCATGTGTTGTGACACGGCTGACTGTGTGATGTTGAGGGCGCTTGCCACTGTTCTTTGGTTCATCCAGAATATGCCGGTGTAACCGTCTGCGTGTGATGAGCAGAAGGCGAGGACGCTGAAAGTGCTGGCGTATTTATGTAGGCGTGTGTCTACGGTTGCTCTACCTGGCAGCAAGACCCATGCGTTGGGTGATTGGTATTCACCGTGGCCGTCTGGCGCGTCCCTTGTGGGGTCTGGTGACAGTGCTGACTTACGCATCGTCATCCTCATCCTCATCTGTCAGGCGCTCACCACTTCCCAGGCAGTCTGTACAGGTCTCGACACGCTCCTCTATGTATCCGCTATCAACGTCAAAGCTCTGCCGATGATACAGTTCTATCAGTAGGGTGCCCTCGCCCCCACATTTCTGGCATATCTTCATAGCTTCGTTGGTGGCGTTGCTCATAGCTTGACCCATGCCCCGCCGACAGCCTTACGCGCCACTGTGATGGGCATCAGGATTGCCTTGGCACCTGTTTCCTTGTCACCTACCGGGACGTGCCGACCTCCCCAGCTTGTGGCGTGTGTGTCGCAGAGTGCTTGGATGGCGCTGGTCTTCATTAGCCAAACCTCATCGCCAACGCCGTGTATCCATAGTTCAGGGTTTGGCCCTGCAGGGTGTATGCCTGACGGCTTGCCTTGGCTTTGTGTTTCCAGTGCCAGGTTGCCGGAACCGCTGGCGGCGAAGTCCATTTTACATTCTGCCTTGATGCGGTGAGCGCCATAGAGCGGGACATCTAGAACGACCGTCAGGTCATAGTCATGGTCTTTGCGCTTCCACGCCTCATGTCCGGCTTTCTTTAGCAGCTTTATGACTTTGCGTTCGAACTCTTCGCCCAGTTTGCGCTGATGATTGAACCGTTCCATAGGTGACATTTCGTAATTGTACGTTGGTGCCATGACTAGCCCTCTTTTTGCGCTGATACTGCGCCATAGACCCAGCAATCTCTTCTGCCAGCGGCCACGTTCTTACCGTTCTTGCGGATGGTGTGGAGCTTTACGATTAGGTTGACGTTGGCGAGGGCTGACATGTTGGCGGCTACACTGTTGGCATTCATGCCGGTGCCCTGAGATACGGCGGTGACTGTTGCCGGTCCTTTGTTCGTAAGGAAGCTGACAATTTCTTTTTGTTGTGCGCTTAGTTTTTTGAGGTAAGTGCGGGCATCGCAGGGCAGGGGTTCACGCAAGGTGATGCGCTTGGTCTGGCGGTCGGGGTACAATGTACCACGGGGCGTTGTTGTCTTGGCGTCCCGGCGCTCATGCTCAAGCATTCTCAGGCCAAATTGTTCTTCGTTCTCGCCCGGTCTTGGCGCTCCTGCAAACGGGTTCAAGGTCATGTGTCTCCCTTTCGTACTCTTTTTTTTGGAACGTGATGTTGTAGTAGTTGGCGTATCGTCTAAGGTTTGGCTCTGGAACGTCTAGTATCTTGGCGGCGTCTTTGATGCAGTATGAGGGGGCCAGTGATTGAACGAGTTCCAAACGCTCACGCCTATGTCTCGCTGTCATCTCGGTCCAATACTCCATATTACTCAGGCAGTGCGAACTTGACTGAGCG